TGACCCAGCATATTATATTCACAATGGAGTGGTAGTGCTTTATCCAACACCTACTGCGACTAAAACAGCAGATGTAGAAACTTTAAATTTTCCTAGTGTTGCATTTGGTGATAGTGCTATTACAAAATTTCCTGATGATGCAGAATATTTAGTGGTTATATATGCTGCTATAAAATCTTTACAAGCTGCATTGTCAGCTTATCAAAGCAAAATACCTATTCATTCTGACCAAGATGGTTCTTTTTCATCTTCAAGTGCAAGCTCACAAGGTTGGGAAAAGGTAAGACATTTAATAGAATCTGAAGAGGATACTGAATTGTCTTCAGCAAGTGTTCAGTCTTTGTCAAGTGAAATGCAACAATTTGTACAAGAGTATAATTTTTATCAAGCTCAACAACAAAAGTTGCAAGCTGATTATGACAAAGGTATACAATTATTATTGGATGGTGCATAATGGGAGCGTTTACAACTGTAAATTTAGGAACAGGGTCAAGTAGTGCTCAATCTACATCTTGGACTTTAACTGTAGCAGGAACAGGTTCTTCAAGTGCACAAACAACTTCTTGGAGTTCTGTTCAATTAACAACAACTACAGATTTTGATTTTGTTGGAAATAAATGGGAAGAAGCAGGACCTTTGTTATTAGGTGGAGGGTATTGGGAGTCTTCAGAAATAAATTGGGAGGATTTTGATTAATGGCTTCAAGAAGGTTGACAGTAAAACAAATAATTAGTAGAATTAGACAAATTTTTCCTAATGCTCCAGAACAATATATTATGACATTAATTAACGATGGTTTAATAGAAGCTGGTATGTATAGAACAAAAGTAGAGTATGCAAAAGCATCTTCAGTAGCAGATCAAATGTTTTATGATTTGTCAGATACAGGTTCTGGTATAGAAGTAAACAAAGTTTTTAGAGTGGACTTTATGGATTCAGATGGTAATTACATAAAGATTCCAAGATTGATTGAAAATGAAATATTAAAAATGGATTTAACATAATGGCAAGCACAAAAAATAGACCACAAGAATCAGTAGCATATTTTATAGTTGGAGATAAACTTGCAGTAGTAACTACAGATGGTGGAGATTCCTCTACAGTTCATAATAGAAAAGGTGATTTTAAAGCTATAGATGAATCTGTTAGTGATGGTATATTAATACATTATTACGGAGAACCTGATTCTGTATCAGCAGTAACTGATAATTTAGATATAGAAAATTCTTTACAACCTGCTATTGTTGATTTTGTTAAATCAAAGTTATACATGGATAAAGCAGGAACAGAACCAGCAACATCTCAAGTGTCTTTAGGTTTAGCACAGTTTCACGAAAAAGCATTTACAGATGCATTGAGAAAACATGGTGTTAGAAAGAGAAGTAAGATTGGTGGAGCAAGAGTTATAAGAACATTTGATTTTAATATAGACTAATGGCAGATTTAACTGGAAGCACAATAGCAAGTACCTATAAAGACTTATTACAAGTCTCTAATTCTAATTCTGGTATAGATTCTACACTAAGAGTTATAGAAGATGGAGAAGGTACAGAATCTATACTTTCAATAAGTTCATCTGCTGCAAAAATAAGTAGCAGTTCTCAATTACAATTTAGAGATTCAGCAATACATATCAGTTCAGATGCAGATGGATATTTAAATGTTCAAGCTGATACTGGTGTTAATATAAATATTGGTGGTACAGATGAGTTAGCAGTAACTGCAACTACATCTACATTTGGAACTAATTTAGTTATACCTGATAGTGGTACTATAGGAAATGCATCTGATACAGATCTATTAACTTTTACTTCAGGTGTTCTAACAGTTGCAGGAGAGTTGGATGCAACAACATTAGATATTTCAGGAAATGCTGACATAGACGGAACACTAGAAGCAGATGCTATAACCGTAGATGGAGTAGCATTAGCAACATTTATTAGAGACACAGTTGGTACAAATATGCTTTCAAGCAATACTGAAAGTGGTATTACTGTTACATATGATACATCAAATGATAATATTGATTTTTCAATAGATGCAGCTCAAACAACTATTACATCATTGCTAGCAACAGATATAAAAATTGGTGAGGATGACCAAACTAAAATAGACTTTGAGACAGCAGATGAGATACACTTTTATGCAGCAAATGTAGAGCAAGTATACTTAGGTGATAACATCTTTGGTCCACAGTCTGATAGTGATGTAGACTTAGGTTCTACAAGTGTAAGATGGAAAGATGCATTTGTAGACTCAATAACTGTAACAGGTGAAGTTGACGGTGCTAGCTTAGATATAAGTGGGGATGCTGATATAGATGGTACTTTAGAAGCTGATGCAATAACAGTAAATGGAACTGCTCTTTCAAGTGTAATTGCAGGAACAACAGTAACTTTAGCATCTACAGTAACAGTAACAGATAGTACAGCAAATACAAATTTTCCTGTAGTGTTTCACAATGAATCCAATGCTTTATTAGATGACACAGGAGCATTAAGATACAATCCTAGTACTGGTACATTATTAGTACCTAATTTATCTGTTGCAGGAACAACAACAACAGTTGATACAGTTACTATGGAAGCATCTAATGCTATTATATTTGAAGGTGCTACTGCTGATAGTAATGAAACAACTCTTTCTATTATTGACCCTACAGGAGATAGAACAATTAATCTTCCTAATCAATCAGGGACTTTACCTGTTTTAGCTGCTGCAAGCACCACACAAATTAGTTCTACACCTGAAGAATTAAATATTCTTGATGGTGCAACAGTTGTAGTTGGAGAAATAAATGCTCTTGATTTAGGGTCAACTGCTGTCGGAAATGCAATAGCATCAAAAGCAGTTATACTAGATTCTAATAAAGATTATACAGGAATTAGAAATTTTACAATTACTGGGGAGTTAGATGCAGGCTCTTTAGACATTAGTGGTGATGTTGATGTGGATGGTACACTTGAAGCTGATGCTGTTACAATAGATGGTACAGCACTTGCTGAATTTATTTCAGATACTACTGGTGCAATGTTTTCATCCAATACAGAAACTGGAATTACTGCTACATATCAAGATGGTGATAACACAATTGATTTAGCAATCAATGCTTCACAAACAACTATTACATCATTACTTGCAACTGATATAGTTATTGGTGAAGATGCTGAAACTAAGATTGATTTTGAAACTGCAAATGAAATTCACTTTGATGCTAACAATGCAGAAAAATTAGTGATTGATGGAACTGCAACAACAACATTTCAACCGATACATTTTTCAGGTTCAGATGCAGTAACTCAAATTAAATTTACTGATTCATCTCAACCTGCTGATGTATTTACAATGACTTCTGCAGAATATAGTGGAGGTGGTGGAAATAAAAATAAATTTTCTGCGCTTAATAGCACCACTTTATCATTTGAAACTGGAGGTGCTGAAAGATTACTCATTGACCAAGATGATAGCGTAACTCTTGGGCAAGGAATGAATTTTGGTGCATTACATACTAATGTTTCAGTAGGTACAAGTGCAACTGAGGTTTTTGATGTTTCTGATGTAGCACCTGCAAATAGTACTGGTGATGGAATTTACTTATTTAATATTGTTAGACGAGGTGGTAGTTATTCTACTCGGTTTGTAGGAATTTTCGGAGTAGATAATTCAGGGATTGCTTTAGTAAATACAATAGAAAGTAATGATTTTACAATAAGTGTTTCTGGAATGTCATTAAGGGCAGCAAGTAGTGGCACATACAATTGTACTGCAACTTTTCAACCTTTAGCAATAGGAGATTAAAATGTCTATAACTAAACAAAATGCCAATGATTACATAACTGCAAGAAGTCAAAGGATTTATGCACACAAAAATGAATCTGACCCTTTATTGGCACAATATATGGCAGAAGAAATAGAAAAATCTGTTTGGTTAGATAAAAAAGAAGAAATTAAAAAAAGATTTCCATATCCTGATGGATGTGCAACTTCTGATTTAGAACAATATTGTAAAGATAATAATTTAGGATAAATATGAAAAAATTAATATTTATAACATTAATACTTTTTGGTTGTAATAAAGTAGCCAATGTGGATATACAAGATCAACATGGCAAAAAACATTTTTACAATAGAATACTACATTTTAACGAAGATTCTACAATGCTTTGGTGTTATAACCATGAAAAGTTTGAGGTTGTAAAAAAAGATACCAATAGAACTAGGTATAAAGATTGGAATGATATAGCAAGTGATTGGATATTATATTGATGAGTAAAATACAAGAAACCTCTGGAGTTAGTTTTAGTTTATCTTATTTGATTCAACTGGTTACTGCAATTGCAGTTGGTACATGGGGTTTCAGTCAACTAGATAATAGAATTGCCTTTGTGGAAAATAGTTCTCAAACAAATAGTTCATACATAAATGAAATACAAAAAACTCAAGAAGAAAATCAAAATTCTTGGATTCCAGCTGATTTTCAGCAGTTTGAAATATTAAAAGCACACAAAGAAATTTTAGCACAACATGAAGCAGAAATTATACGCCTGCAAGATAAAGTGTATCAATTAAATAGATTGTTGAGCATGAGACGATGATAGGCGAATTAATATCAATATTAAACGAGATGATGTATGGCAAAAAAGAAAGATTCTAGGTT